GTTCCGCAATTCTATCTACATCGTCCAAGCCAACCTCAATAGTTCTTCCAGCAATCCCCAGATCGACTCATCGAACTACACAACACTCATCGAAGGTGAGAATCATGTAGGGGCCTGGACGGCATCAACAACGTACTATCCTAGAGATGTAGTGACGTTTGGCAATGCCACCTGGAAATGTACTGCTTATGCTGTATCTCAAAGCAATCCAAGAATTGCGACAAGCAATTGGACAAAGCTCACTTCTGGGATTGGCGGAAGGGGAGCCTGGAGTGCGAGCACTGGAGACTATTTTGTAGGGGATGTAGTCAACCATTATGGAAGTGGCTACATATGCATACTAGACCATTCCAGCTCCGATGCTCAACGGCCTACGGCAACAGGACAAAGTGCCTGGGAGCTCATTGTTGGAGGCTTTCGGTTTGAGGGGAATTGGGCCCAGGGAGCTTATGATACTGGAAGTGTAGTGGTCTATAACCAATCAAGCTGGGTTGCGACTAGAACCATACTAAGTACAGAAACAGAAACTCCGAATCTATCAACTGGATTCTCCGAAATGGTGAGAGGCTATCCAGACACCAGCGCGATTACATTTGCCATAGCACTAGGATAAATTATGAGCTCATTCGAAAGACAAAGCTTTGAAGTAGGCAACGGTAGCTATACTTCTAAAACTACAGACACGGTGCTTGTAGGGCTATTGCTTACAAACATCTCTGCCGCGCAAATTACGGCAACGGTGAAGATTGGCGCGAGTGGATCAACCCAGGAAATCATCAAAGACGTACCGATCCCCGCAGGTAGTGCGCTATCTGCCTTAGACGGTAAATTAGTACTTAATGCTAACGATACCGTCGAAGCTACGGCTAGTGCTAGTTCTTCCTGCATTATACATATCTCACAACTGCAGGTAACGTAATGGCAGGCTATATCGGGTCACGGACTAATAATGCGTTAGTAAGTTTAAGCGGGGCATCTGGGACGGTTAGTGATGATGTAGTGTTCCCTTCTGGACACATTATACAACAAGATTCTAAACTTTGGCATTGGAGCGGTGATAATGGAACAGGATCATCGGGATATCCAACTATAGCTACATATGGGCCTGTGATTTCGATGCAATTGAAAAATGCAAATGCAAAAGTTGGATACTCAATATACATGAGTAGAGCGATGAATACTAGTAGTGTCTATGGAAGCTATTATTTAATGGGTTCAACAACATCATTCGCAGCAAGTGGTTATAGTACAAGTCACGGTGCTTCAGTTATACCCCCTGTTGGTAAAACTGCAGATGGTTCCGCTTCAATTACTGGTAACGAAATTGGGAATCATGCAAATAGCCATCATTTAGCGGTCACATTGATTGGCGTCTGTCAATGCTCAAATACTGCTAACCAGACCATGTATTTTTCGGCAGGTGCTCTATGTAGTGGGGACTCTCTATACTATAATTATGATGGTGTTGGTGGTCATATGACATTTACGTTATCAGAGATACAAGTATGAATTTAGATGCTTATCACTATTTGCGAAAAGAAAGAGATATGCGACTAGCTCAGACCGATTGGATGGCAGTTGCAGATAGAACGATGACACCAGCACAAATAGACTACAGACAAAGCCTTAGAGACATGCCGGCGAACAATCCAGACGTGGCGTTAAATGACGCTGGCGAATTAATTAATGTTACTTGGCCTACGGAGCCTACGTCATGACACAAGCGCGAGAGTTAGCGACATTCGCTTCTGGGGATTTCCCTGCTGGGCATGTAATCGCAACATATCAGTCAGTTAAAACTGGGACTCAGGCAATTGAAAATGCTTGGGAATTAATAGACGATTTAACATTAACGATAACGCCTAAACTAAATCCAACCAAATTTTTAATCACTGTAATGATCAGCCAAGGTTCAACTGGGGGCTCGGAAGGTATGCGTGTGGCTATCTATAAAGGCGGCTCAATTTTGACTGCTGCAACGGGAAATGCTAGTAGTAGCCGCAGACGGGTGTTTATGCATCTAGGCGCCCAATCATCCGGCAGCGAAATGCAGACGGGCACAGGCGTATATCTAGATTCAAACAGCGGGACTGCAAATGTGACGTATGCGATTTACGCGATCAGTCATTCTAACTCAGGTTATCCAGTTTATGTAAATCAGAGTGAGAGTGACTCTGATAACGTTAACCACTCGCGCACAGTGAGCACTCTAACAATTCAAGAAATCGTGCCATGAGTTTAATAAACGCCATCAAAGACCAACACCCAAAGCCGGAGTAAGACATATGCCAATGGGCTGCAAAACCGCTAAGAAAAAGTGAGGAAGTTAGAATACCAGCAAGGGTTACTGGAAGAGCCACCAGATGGACTAGACCCATTGAGTCTGCTAGGTGCAGCCGCTACGGGGATTTCTCGCAAAGCTGGAGGCCTGCTTACAGAGCTCCTTACACCCAATACGTCAGAAGCTCCTACTTTCTTAAGGGGCCCAGAGCGGGAACGCAATTTTAAGAATTGGTTTGGCGATAGTAAAGTGGTCGATGAAGCAGGGAACCCATTAAAGCTATATCACGGGACGGTTAGCGATTTTGACGCTTTTGACAATGCGTACTTGACAGAAGAAACACCAAGCCCGCCTAGTGCACTTGGGCATTTTTTCACAGAAAATCCACGAGTTTCAAATCGCTTTGCTGGTGCAGATTTAAATAGCGTTATTATGAATCGGGCAGAACGCCACGGCAGAAATCTGCCCGTCAATTTGCGTTTAGAAAAGCCGTTTGTTTTAGAAAGTAATATTAAAGATAACGGCACACAAAATTGGCTAGACAAGCGCTACATGGACGCTTACGAGCTGCTATACGAAGTTGGGCTGGGCGGGTGGAATAAAGGTGTCAAACCAGAACCATTCTCCCCCGAATATTACGATAAAGTAAAAGAAGCGCAGAAGTTTCGAAAGCTGCTACAGAATCACGGTCACGATGGAATCATTTTACGCAATACGTTGATGGACGCAGAAGCAGATACCGATCCAAGCGACCACTACATCATTTTTGATCCGAACCAAGCCAAGGGCATCTATAATCGAGGCACATATAGTCTGGAAGATGATGACCTACTAGGAATGCTTAAACGTGGCAAGAACACTCAAACAAGCTAAGAGGTAGACTTGTATATTGGAACCATCCCCACTCCCGCTGCCACCGAATCCAGGCAAGAATTTACTTGTACTGCTGGGCAGACTACGTTCAACACTACGGGCGGGACTACGGGCTATATCGATTGTTTTTTGAATGGCGTTAAGCTCGACTCTAGAAGTGATTTTAGTTTTGATGGAAGCGTAGTTACTCTCACCACCGGAGCCGCTGCAAACGATATACTAGCAGTCATTATGCGGCAAGCGGATAATGCACTAGTCGCGTTGCCCATCAAAGATTCCGCTGGGAATAATGTTATTAGTGAAGTAAGTAATAAAGTTAAGTTTCCCCCTAATTTTATTATTCAAGTAAAAAGCGTAAGTAGCACCACTGCGATAGCAGACAACACTGGAACATATGTAGATTTTCTCACTGTGAGCATTACTCCTACATTCCCTGGTAATAAAATTTATATTACATCCGCTATTCAAACATACCACGTAGATGCTACTTCTGTGGCTCAAGGTCGAATTTAT